GTTCAGCTCAAAGCAAAAAGCGGTAATTGAACGTGTAATCTACTATTCTGATCCATTACATGAGCGTAAAGATAGATATTTATTTGAACGTGCTTGTATTCGGATTGTGGAATATTTCAGCGAAATAAATTAAAAAATATTCCAAACTAAAAATATAAACGGTAATGCCTTTAGCGACTTATCGCTTGATTTATTGCTAAAGGAGTGAAATAAGTGGCAGAAAAAATACAATGTTTGATGGAACTAGCAACGAAATGTAAAAAGAGTTCGGGCTTACGATCAGAAGATTTCTTTTACGCTAACGTTGGTAAGAATTTCAATAAACAAAAGAAATTGCATATTTGCAAAGAGTGTATGGAGCAATATATCGGTGATATGTCATCGGTTAATAAGGATCGTGCTAGAGTTAAAGCAATGGAACTATTTCAATTCCTAGATATTGCATATAATCATGATGCGTTTATGAACGCGACTAGCATTGGTGCTTATATGCGACATTACACATTAAAAAGTACAGGAACAAATAATGCGTGGAAAGATAGTACATTCCCAACGACTGATGATATGTTAGACGTGAAGAACGTTACAGCTGAACAAGATACGGAATGGATGATGTTTTGGGGTGAGGGTTATTCATTTGCAGAATATCGCTATCTTGATGAAGAATATGAGCGTATGTGTTTCGAGTACGAAAAAAATGACTATTCACAAGAAATTTTATTTAAACAAATTTGTATCACTCAATTATTAATCCGTCGTGCTCAGGCTACGGGGATTTATAACGATAAACTGATTAAACAGTTACAAGATTTATTAGGTTCAGCCAACTTGAAACCGTCACAGCAATCTTTATTAAAAAATACCGTAAATTCGTTAGGGGTGGCTATTCTTAAATATGAGAATGAAAAGCCGATTGCTGAACCTCGTGATGAATTTAAGGATGTTAATGGGATTAAAAAATATATCAAATCTGAGTTCGGACATTTAGCTAAAATGTTAGGATTGAATGACGAATAATGGATGGATTATCTCAGGTATGGCATAGACGGAAGAACGTTCAAGCAAGCACTAATAAATCACAGGAAAAACTAGAAAATATGATGGTGTGGGTAGCTTTCTTTAGAGCTAACATTGAAATCTTTATCGAGGACTATTTTGGCTTTAAATTAAAGACGTTCCAAAAAATTGTATTACATTTAATGGATCAATACCCGTTATTTATGCTAGTTGCATCGCGTGGTTTAGGTAAGTCATTCTTATCAGGACTATATTCATGTGCGCGGTGTGTGTTATATCCTAATACCCGTGTCGTTATTGTTGCGGGTAGTAAAATACAGGCATCGTTAATTATTACTCAGACGATCAATACGGAAATCAGGAAATTATGTCAGCAATACGATAATGATAATCTATTTAGAGAAATCAAAAAGATTAATACAGGTATTGATGACTGTTCTATTCTATTCCATAATGGATCACGTATTGACGTTATCGCTGGGACAGACCGTGCTCGTGGTATGCGTGCAAACTTAATCATTTATGACGAGTTCCGATTAATTCCTGACGATGTAATTAACCGTGTTATTAAACCTTTCTTAAACTATGTTCGCATGGCTGGATTCCGTGAGAAACCTGAATATAAATGTCGATTAAAAGATTTTGAGGAAGAAAATAAAGAGATATTTATTTCATCAGCTTACTTTAAGGCTCACCCAATGTTTGATCGTTTCATGGACTTTGTTAAGCGAATGTACGATCAAGATATGTCGGGCGATGTATTTGTCGCTGGATTGAGCTATAAAACATCTTTACGTGAAAATATGTTAACTGAAAAACGTATTGAATCGATTCGAAATGAAGCAACATTTACTGAGATTGACTGGCACATGGAATTTGAGAATTTGTTCTATGGACTTTCAGAAAATGCTTTCTTTGCTTACGACGATATCAAAAAGAACCGCAATTTACAAAAACCAACATACTCAGTGGAATTGCTAGATAAAATCGGAGCGACACGTAAAGGGAAAACAAAAAAAGGTAAAAATGAAATTCGTATCATGGGATATGACGTAGCCTTATTAGGTGATCGTAATAAAAAAGATGATAACGATAACTCAGCTTTAACGTATTTACGTGTGTTACCCGAGGGTTCAAGTTTTAGACGACAATTAGTTGATATTAAAACTTTCTCAGGGTTAACATCAACAGAACAAGCTAAGTTAATGAAGCGTTATTTCTATGAGCACGAAATTGATTATATAGCACTTGACGTTCGAGGAAACTCGATTTCAGTCTACGATCAATTAATTAAAGTGACTTACGATGAAGAACTAGACAAAGAGTATCCAGCGTGGTCCGCTTATAACGATGAAGAATTTAAGAAACGTGCGCCTAAAGATGCCGTTCCTGTTATATTTGCATATAATGGTACAAGTGAACGAAATCATAACATGGCGAACTGGTTACGAGATACGCTTCAACGTGGTCGAATGGAATTACTAACACCATCAAATCAGGCTATCGACTTTTTAAATGCTCATTACGGATATGATACAAAAGACGTAATGGTAAAACAGGAAATGTTATCACCATTCGTTGAAACGGAAATGTTAGTTAACGAAATGCTAAATTTAGAGTATGAGTTACGAAGTGGTTTTATTCGATTATTTGAAAAATCACACCGACGTAAAGACCGTTATGTATCATTCGGTATGGCTAATTATTTATCGCGCGTTTTAGAACAACAATATTACCGTAAAGGTAAGAAGTCTGAAATGAAAGATTTTTGTAAAGTTTTCGGGGGGAAACGTCGATAATAATTGATTATTTTAGAAAAAAATGGTAAAATATAATTGTGGGTACTTATTCTTTCACAGACAATTAGGGGATGTTCATGTGGAAAGAAGATTTTGATAATTTATCTTGTGTATGATAAAGGAATCTCAATTACGAGGTTCCTTTTTTAATTTACATTGAAAAGGGGAGAAAATATGGCAAAAGCTAAAGTTGATCCAAAACAATTTTCATTCGCCCTCAAACGATCAAATAAAGGTTATCAATCACTTTATGATTTAGCTAACCGACATTCAGCGTTCGGTGATGGTCGTTATACAAAAGAAGATATTTTAACGGCAATCGAAAATGACGATAAAGCGACATTAAGGGAATTTAGTTCCTTTTTATTTTTGTCTAATTCTTATTATCGTATGTCTTTATTGAATCTCGTTGGGGGATCATTATTAAATTATTTAGTTGTTCCTTTAATGTCAGATGGCGTTACTGAGGAAGTCGTTTCTAAAAATGAGGAAAAAGTGCGTCAGTACCGACGTGGAATCATGAATAAACGATATTTACGTGAAATCATTTCTAGCTGGGCTTTATTAGGTTTATATGTTGGATATGAACGCTCAGTCGGTAAAAATTATTACTTACAACATTTAAACGTAGATTACTGTCGAGTAGCTTCACAAGTAAATGGCGTGAACGTAGTTGAATTTAACTTTGATTATTTTAAAGGGTTAAATGATGAACGATTCGCATTATTCCCACCTGAGTTTAAAGTGTTATATAAAAAGGCAACTAAAAAAGGTGGCGATCGTTGGTATCCATTAGATTATACTAAAACAATCGTCTTAGAATGTCCTAACGGATTCCCTATCTTAACAGGAAGTTTCGTGACATTTATCGATGAAGATAGTGTGGTCGCATTAACAATGGATGGATTAGAAGTGGATAATTTAAAATTAATTGCGATGAAATTACCGATTGATGACGAGGGGGATATTTTAGCTGACCTTGACGTAGTGGAATCGTTTAGTGAAATGATTGCTGAGTCAGTGGATCAATCGATTTCAGTGGTTCGTACACCATATGAATTAGATTTCCATTCGTTTGAAGAAAATAAAATGTCATCAACTAGCGATAAACGAAACTACTTGAAAGAACGTATGATGGAATCTACATTAGGTAGCCCAGCGATGTTCGGAAATGCTGATGTGTTATCGGGATTTGATTTATTCCATAAGACATTAGAAAATATTTTACATTTCTTCAACGATCAAGCGTCATATGTATTTGAAACTAAAATTAATCAGCTGACAGCTAAAAAATTAACTTATAAAGTTCAATTTTTAGATCATACAACATGGAACCGTGATGCTATGTTTGCGTCAGCACAACAAATGTTATCGATGGGTGGAAGTGTAACTATTCCAGTATTATTATCGACTGGTTTAGATATGGATACTTACACAAGTCTTTTACAACATGAGAAAATGTTAGGATTTAAAGACTTACTTGATCCACCACGAACATCAAGTACATTGACGGCTGATGAAAGTAACGGAGATACAAATAACGTTACCACAGACTCAGGTGAAGAAAGTCAGGGGCGTTCATAATGTTTATTTACGCTAAAAAAGAATTATCTGAACAATTAGAACATCGCGGATATAAGAAAATTAAAGGAAATGATTATTATGATGTATATGTCTTTGATACACGAATGATGGAAATTTTCGAAAGTGTTGATAAAGATTTATATATAAAAACCAATAAACTAACATTTTAGTTTAATTGTGGAGGTGAGCAAATGGAATTAAATCAAAAAATTAAGACAAAATACGATGTAATCAATAAAGAGGATAGTCGCTTCATTGAATTAGATGTTGTAGTTTGTCACGATGGGGAGAATTTAAACGGTTCACGATTTTCGTTAGAAAGTTTTGAGTACGCAAAAGATTCATTAGCTAATATTCCTATCTTAGCTCATGTTTGTGAGAAAGATGGTGAGTTAGTGTTCGGTGGACACGACATGGAATTTTCAGAAGATGAAAATGGTGAAATCATGTTAACGTACTTAGAACAGCCTATCGGGGTGATTCCTGAAACGAATGATTATGAAATTCGTGAAATCGATGGTAAACAATTCGTTTGCTGTAAAGGTTACGTGTGGAAAGAATATTCAAACTTAGCTCAAAAAATTATTGAAGAAAATCAAGAAGTTGAATTAAGTATGGAAATTGAAATTCATGATGAAACGGATGCTTATACGTTTGCTGAGGATGGCGTGCTTGATATTCACAAATATTCTTATCGTGGTATCACTTTAATTGGTTCTGATCCAGCAATGGTTGGAGCTAAAGCCACAGTAAAATTCTCACGTAAAGAAGATAAAGTAATTAAACATGAGTACAGTGAAATGTTAAAAGCATTAGAATCAGAATTAAATGATAAACGTTATTTCTCAATCTTAGATGAAATGAGTGTTAACGTATCTGAACGTACTATCGCTGATGATTTCAAAGATGCTTATGAGATGGAACTTGATAAAGTTAATTTCAGTGAGTACAAATTCATGTCAGTTGTAGAATTTGAAGCTATGCAAAATGAAGTTTCAGAATTAAAATCTCAGATTGCTGAATTAGAAGCATATAAAGCTGAGGTTGAAAAGGAACAATTATTTGCAAAAAAACAAGATTTAATTTCGGAATATTCCGAGTTATTATCGGAAACGGAAATTGATTTAGCGTTAAATGATGTAGATGAAACAGATTTAATGCAAATTGAATTTAAGCTATCAAAAGCGGTTGTTGCTAAACAAAAAGACTTACAAGCGCTGAAAGATAAACAACAAGCTAGTGTGATCCTTACGCCTAGAGAGGATATTAATTACAAAGCTAGTAAAAAGAAAAAATTAGCATTATAAAAAGGGGGAAATAAAATGGCACATTCTATCGTTTTAACTTCTAGCATGGCTTCAACAAATAATGATGCTTTCTTATACGTTGAGGGTACTGCTAAGACAGATTTAGACAATGGACGTTTAGTAAACGTTGATTTCGGTAAGAAAGAAGTTTCTTATGCGTCTGATACAACTAAAGAATTATTCGTAGTAACTACACCTGAGCATACTCGCTACAACGGTGAATCATTAACTGAGTTCTTCAATCCAAGAGGTAAAAAAGTTCGCGTTGCTAAGTTATTAGTTGGTGATATTTTCGGAACTGACGCGGTTGTTGGTGGTGTAGCATCTGTTGAGATTGGTGCAAAATTAACTGTTAGTGCTAACGGTCAATTATCTGTTGGTACTGGACCATTCGTAGCTGTTGATAAACAATACGTTGGAGCTACATTAGTATTAGAAGTACGTTACATGGGTTAATTATTCTAATTGAAAAGGGGGAAAAATAATGAATTTCTATAAAGAATTTACAAAAGAGCAAGTATTCGCTTGTGCGATCGATGCTTATAAAGGTATTTCTACTCATAAAGATTTTTCAGCAGAAGAACGTCGTGAAACGATGGAAGAAATTTTAACTGAGTTAGGTAAAGACTACCGTTCAAATAAAAACAAAATGTTCGCTATCATTGAAGCAACATTAACAGAAGTATTACCACAAAAAGTTAACGAGTTCATTCAATTCGCTGAAGTGAAACATTTCAAATGGGGCGAAACAATGCGCTTCAAAGTTAAATCTAAACAAATTAAGGCTTACGCTGTTGCGTTAGGAGCTACTGTTAAACGTAACCGTATGGATCATGCTTACGTGACAATCGAAGCAAGCAACATCCAAGCAAAAGTTTATGAAGAAGAAATGAACTTACGCATTAATGCGGTTAACTGGGTTGAATTAGTTGATGCTTGTATCGAAGCTATCGCTGATGAAATCAACGCTTTAATCTACCGTACATTCTTAGACGTATATTCAACTTTACCATCAGCAAACAAACATGAGGGAGCTGGGGTTGATGAAGCTGTATTAAACCGTCACTTACAAATCGTTTCATCTTATGGAACACCAGTTATTTTCGGTACTCGTCGCGGATTAGCTGAATTACCATTAGATTCAAACTTCATTACAGATCAAGATAAAGCTGATTTACGTGATCGTGGATTTGTTGGTACTTACAAAGGTGCTAAAGTTTATGAAATTAAAAACCCTGTTGCTGATGTTACTAATGCAAAATTCGCATACGATGACTCATACTTATTCGTTATCCCAACAGGAAAAGAAAACATCGTTAAAGTTGGTTTCGAGGGTGACGCTATTGTTCGCGAAAAAGCTGGTAACGATGACTGGACAGTAGATTTCGATATGGCACAACGTTTAGGTGTTGCTGTATTACAAACTCACTTCATGACAATCTACAAAAACACTAATTTCGCATAATAATAAAAATTGAAAGGGGAAATCTCATGGCAACAAAAGCTCAATCAGAAGTTAAAGAAGTAAAAACTGAAATGAAAGCTAAACCTAAAAAAGCTGTAATTAAAGCTGACACTATCGTTCGTGTTTACAATAACACGACTGGCGGTGTTAGCTTTTTAAATACAGTTGGAAATTGGGTGCGCTTATTACCGAAAGGATTTCAAGATGTTACATTCTCGGATTTAGAAAAATTAAACAACACTTGCCCTCAAATGTTGGCAAGTGGTTCTGTTTATATTCAATCTGAGGAAGTTCGTCAAAAATTAGCATTAGATTATGAAAATCTATTTGAAATTAAAGACATCGACAAAGTTTTAAATCTACCATTACACGAAATGACTGAAAGATTAGCTAAAGCTCCTAGAACATTACAAGTTGAAGTCGCTCATTATTTAATGGATCAAGGAAAAGATTATCGAATGGAAGTTATTCGTACAGTAGAACGTATTACAAATATTCCAATCGTGGATCAAATCTAGGGGTAGTTGTCATGACTACTCCTTTCATTTCTATTTATGAAATCTTTTTAAATCAAATCCTAGATGAACGATTTTTAAAAACTTTATCACTCGAAAATCAAGAAATGCTTTTAGAAACAGCGTTATTACAAGCGGTTATCGATTTTGATAATTCCATTATTGATTTAACATTCGATTTAGAAAATAAATGCTTCTTAAATGAATTAACCTATGAGGAAACGTTTATGTTAGCTAACCTGATGCACTTATTTTGGGTTCGTCGTCAATTAGAAGATGAACGTAAATTACGTCAGCAATTAGGGAACCGTGATTATCAAATTTATAGTCCAGCGAATCATTTAAAGGAATTAATGAATTTAGATGCAAGTATTTATAAACGAATTAAACGTATGAAATACAATTACACGTTAAAGAACCATATGAAGAAACGAAAAGTCGGAACGAACGGTGAGTAATATGAATTTTGGCGAACTAATTAGTAAACAAAAAGAGCTATATCCATTTCTAAATACCACAGCAGAATATAGTTTTGATGTTACAAATGAGTTTGAACATATGTTACTAGACAGCGCTAGTGCGACTCAGGTTCAACGTGAGAATAAAGAATACATGGATTGTATCATATTAGACGTTAAACAAGGTGTCGAATTAAATGACGATAAGTTTATTTTAACGCGATTAAAAGATGAATTGAAAATCGGTGAAGTGTTAAAATGGAAAAAGTTTGATTGGTTAGTGGTTTCGGAAGAAACGAATGTCGATAATTCTCATAATCATCACCGTTTGAAACAGTGTAACGGTAAAATAAAATTTACAAATAAAAAAGGTAGCATTGTTGAAGTTCCAGCTAGTATGTATAATAAGGTATTCTATACTGAGGGGACAAATCACTTAGCTCGAATGATTGTACCCGATGGTTTAATGCAATTTTATGTTGCAGATAATGATGATACCCGTGATATTGTTCGTGGAACACGTATCATTGTTAAAGGTGAAATATTTGATATTACTTATATTGACCGCATTACACAACCTAACTTAATTATGATTACTGGTAAAGAAACTACAAGTCGTGCATCAGATGACATTGAAAATGAGTTAGCTGAATCAATTTATTCGGATGGTATTGTAGGGAATGATTATATTTATGTTGGTTCAACGGCTAAATTTGAAACAATCAATCCAGCATTATTTGAACTATCGAATGAAAATGCAATTATTCGTGAAGTTGGTTCGAATTATGTGATTGTTGAGGGATTAAC